AGCCACGCCCAGATCATGGTTGACAAGATCGAGACATTACTGAACGGCAAAGCTGACTCAGATGTCAGCAGTTACCAGATTGCGGGCCGGTCACTCACTAAACTTTCGTTTAAAGAACTGGTGGACGCCCGTGACCACTACCGCAAAGAGGTGGTGCAGATGAAAAATGCCGCCGACATCAAGCTCGGCAAGTCTGGCAGTTCAACTATTAAGGTGCGGTTCTGATGGGAATTCTCGACTTCTTCAAGAAGACACCGGCACCTGTCAACAAATCATCGCGTCGAGGCTACGCTGCCGCCAATCCTGGCAGGTTGTTTGCCGATTTTGACGGCTCCAACAGTTCAGCAGATGGCGAACTGAAGGACGCTCTTGGCAAGATCCGCAACCGCTCCAGAAGCCTCGCCAGGGATAACGAATATGCCAGGCGATACCTGAACCTGCTCAAGACCAACGTGGTCGGAGAGCGCGGTCTAGGGCTTCAGGTGAAGGCGCTAGATAGCAATGACAAATTAGACCTGCTCGGCAATCAGATGGTTGAGAGCGCCTTCAAGAAATGGGGCAAGCTCGGCAACCCGACTGTGGATGGAAAGATGTCATGGGTTGACGCGCAAAAGCTGGCAATAGAAACACTGGCGCGGGACGGTGAGTTATTCATTGTCAAGCATCGAGGGCGCGAATTCCACGACACGTTTTCACTGGAGTTTCTGGAAGCCGATCAAGTTGACGAGACCCTGAACGCGAAGAACAAAGACGGCAACGAAATCAGGATGGGGGTCGAGGTTGACAAATTCCGCAGGCCGGTCGCCTATCATGTCCTCGGGTATCATCCTGGCGACTTCGAGCAATCAACGGCGAGCTACGGCAAGAAGCATACAAGGGTTCCAGCCGACAGAATCATCCATGTATTCGTTCAGCTTCGCGCAGGCCAGACCCGTGGAGAACCTTGGATGGCACCGGCACTGCTGGCGGTCAAGCAATTGGGCGCACTGCGTGAGGCGTCTGTCATCAATGCGCGTATTGGCGCTAGTAAGATGGGCTTTTTTACCTCTCCCGCAGGGGATGGCTTTACTTCTGATGACCTAGATGAGCAGACGCCAATCATGGAGGCAGAGCCTGGCACCTTCCACCAATTGCCGCAGGGCGTTGAGTTCTCCAGCTTCGACCCGCAATACCCGAATAACGAGCTCGGAGAGTTTCATAAAGTCGTTCTGAAGGGCATAGCGTCAGGCCTTGGCGTTTCCTACACCAGTCTGTCCAACGACCTTGAGGCAACCAGTTACAGCAGCATCCGGCAGGGCGCTCTCGAAGAACGGGACGCCTACAAGAATTTACAAGTATTCATGGTCGAACACTTTGCCCGCCCAATTTATGAGGCATGGCTCGGGGCGTCAATGGAGTTCGGCACTCTGCCTTTGCCTGTTCGCAAGTTCGACAAGTTTGCAGAGGCCAGCGAGTTCAGAGGCAAAGCGTGGTCATGGGTTGACCCGCTAAAAGAAATGAACGCGGCCATTCTCGGCATGAAGTCTGGCGTTATCAGTATTCAGGATGTCGCAGGCCAGTACGGCAAAGACGTCGAGGAATTGTTCGCCCAGATCCAGAAGGACAAAGCCCTGGCAGAGCAGTTTGGATTGCAATACGCACTGGAACCATTCGCCGCGCAGTTTGTCGCTATTAACCCAGATGTTAATAACCTTGCAGACAGTGCCGCACCTAATGTATAATCGTTAGCAATATTGGAGTATCGCCGTGTCTGAAGAATTATTGGACGAGATAACCGCCGAAGCTGCCCCAGAAATGGAGGTGGCTGTTTCTGTTGATGAGAGTTTGGCACGTTTTGATGCTAACGACATCACAGAGGGGCGAAGAATAGATGTATCAGGCATTGGCATAGGTCATCGGGCTGCCACCGCCGTCAGATCGTCCATAGACATCGAAGCTCGAACGGCCATGATAGCCATCTCAAGTGAGGAGCCTTACGAGCGTTCCTTTGGCATCGAAGTGCTTGAGCATTCCAACGAGGCAATTGACCTCGAATTTTTATCATCTGGGCGGGCACCGTTTCTGCTCGACCACGACCCCAGCCAGACGATTGGGGTTATCGAATCTGTTGAACTTGATAGTAATGCGCGAAGACTCCGCGCTCGGGTACGCTTTGGGAAAAGCGCCCTCGCTAACGAGATTTTTCAGGACTACGTTGATGGCATCCGCTCGAACATTTCGGTCGGCTATTCCATTGACAAAATGGAACTGTCCCAGAAGGGCGCTAACGGAAAAGCCAGCACCTATACGGCAACCCGCTGGCGGCCCGTCGAAGCATCCTCGGTTGCGATTCCTGCTGATACCTCAGTTGGCCTCGGCAGATCCGCTGAAACATCAAACATTACTGTAACGTCTAACGAGGCTAAAGCCATGACACAAGAAATCAATATTGCCGACATCGAGTCAAACGCTCGTCAGTCAGCCACCCGCAGTGCCGCTCAGATCGTTGAGCTTGGTGCGCGTCACAACCTGCAAGACCTGGCGCGTAAAGCGTTGGAGCAAGGCACCAGCATCGAAGAATTTCGCGGTGAGGTTCTGGAGGTGATCGGCAGCAAGCGTTCACTTGAAAACCAGGACATCGGTCTGACCAAAAAAGAAACACAGCGTTTCAGCTTGATGCGAGTCATTAACGCAATGGCGAACCCTACCGACCGACGAGCGCAGGAAGCTGCCAAGTTTGAGTTTGAGTGTTCACGCGCTGCCGCTGAAGCATTTGGCCGCACACCCGAAGGCATTATGATGCCTGTTGAGGTTCTGCGCACCTGGTCACGCGCTCTGAACTCTGCTGACGAGGCTTCATTGTTCTCTGATGACTACCGTGGATCTTCTTTTATCGACGTTCTGCGTAACTCCTCCAGCGTCATGCGAGCAGGCACCACCATGCTTAATGGTCTGTCTGGTGATGTTAAAGTGCCCAAGAAGCTCACAGCCGCAGCAGCGGGTTGGATCGCCACAGAAGGCAGCGATTCTTCAGAGTCAGAATTTTCAGTCGGCAGCGTCGCAATGGTTCCTCGCCAGCTTGGCGCACACACTCTGATCACTCGTCAGATGATGCAGCAATCAAGCATGGACGTTGAAAACCTTGTTCGTGATGACTTGGCGCAGGCTTTGGCCTTGGCAATCGACCTGGCCGCACTTGAAGGCCCAGGCACTGGCGGCGCTCCAACAGGCTTGCTGTCTACTGGTTCACTGACCAAGGTTACAGCCTTTGCCGGTGTTAACCCCACGTTCGCTGAACTGGTCAGCCTTGAGACTGCGGTTGATAACGCCAACGCCCTCACAGGCAATCCAGCGTACATCCTTCGCAGCAATGCAAAGGGTGCGTTGAAGACCAGTGAGAAGGCTTCAGGCACCGCTCAGTTTATCTGGGAGCAGGGCAACACTCTGAACGGTTACAACGCGTTTGTTTCCAACCAGTTGACCGATGGCAACATCTACTTTGGCAATTGGTCAGACATGCTGATTGGCTTCTGGAGCGGCTTGGACATCCTGGTCAACCCTTACAGCAACAGCAAATCTGGCTCGGTTGAAGTTTCAGCCTTCCAGACTTGTGATGTGGCTGTTCGTCATATCCAAAGCTTTGCATACGGCAACGACACCGTATAAACCACAATAAAGGGACGGGCGGCAGCAATGTCGCCCTGAGCTTTTGAGGTTATTTGATGAAGTATGAAGCAATAAAAGACGTAACAGTTGACGGCGTTCTGTATAAAGCGGGCGCGGTCATCACTATCGGCCACAGTAAGGTTGACCGACTGGTCATGCTGGGCTACTTGGGCGAGTACGCGCCACAGGAATTTGAAAACCGCAGCGTCGGACTCGACGAGGCGACAGCACCAAAGAAGCGAAGAAAGAATAAATGAGCATAGAAACAGCAGCGGACAGGTTGTTGCTGCTGAATGATTTTGGCGTTTCTGCCACGCATAGCGGCAATACATTCAACGTCATTTTCGACAATGATTATTTAGACGCCGACATTGGCGGGTCTGTTTCTTTCGCCGTGTCACAGCCAAGGGCTACCTGCCGCACCGCTGACATTTCAACAGCGGCAGAGGGCGATGCCATCACGGTTGACGGGGCCAGTTATATTATCAGGGTCATAATGAACGACGGCACAGGCATGGGCAGCTTAATTCTGGAGGCCCAATAATGCCTCACGTTAGGCAGTCGATCAGGGACAACTTGATAACAACGCTAACAGGGCTGACCACCACTGCCGCAAAGGTTTACCCGTCGAGGGTTTACCCAGTTTCAGCAACATCACTGCCAGGCTTGGCGATCTACACCGCAGCAGAGTCGGTGGAGTACCTGACCATCACAGCGCCAAGAACAATGGAGCGCACACTTTCTGTCAGGGTTGAGATTTACGCAAAAGGCGTTGACGGTTATGACGATTCAATTGACCTGATCGCGTCTGAGATTGAGGCGGCGATTTACACCGACACAACACGCGGCGGGCTTGCAAAAGACACACAGGTTGATTCGTTGGATGTTGAGTTTTCTGGCGAGGGCGATCAGCCGCTGGCGAGAGCCACGCTAAATGTCACCGTTATTTATTGCACGAAAGAAGGCGCACCAAACGCCGCAGTTTAATTAGGAGCACAAAAGAATGGCAACACATAAAGGTTCTGAAGGTCTGGTAAAAGTCGGCGCTAACACTGTTGCAGAGATCCGCAGTTGGTCTTATGAAGAATCAGCCGAAACTCTGGAGACCACCAGCATGGGCGACAGTGCCCGCACTTATGTGCCAAGCCTGACGTCTTGGACTGGTTCCATTGAGGCAATGTGGGATGAGACAGACACCACAGGCCAGGGCGCTTTCACCATCGGCGCTGAGATCACCGTAATATTCCAGCCAGAAGGTGACACCACTGGCGACACCATCAAGACTGGCACGGCCATCGTTACCGGCAGAAGCGCCACAGGATCTTTTGATGATCTGGTAATGGCGTCAATTAGCCTTCAGGGCACAGGCGCTCTGGTTGAGAGCGTGTTGGCTTGAGCGTTCTAGAGAAGGCAAAGGCGCACTACTCTGCCAAATTATCGGCAGAGCCTCGGGCGCTTGAGGTTCCCGAATGGGGAACAACGGTTTACATCAGACCAGGCATATCACTTGCCAATCTTGGCGAGATTATGGAGTTGGCGAACGGCGGCAAGACTGCTGAAGCAATGGCGCTAACCCTGATTCACCGACTGGTTGATGAAGACGGCAAGGCCATATTCAGGAAGGTTGAGCGCATCGAGTTGATGCGGTCTGTTGACCCTGACGTTTTGTCGAGGATCGTTTCTGAAATAAACAGCAATGACCCAGATCAGGAAGATGTCGCGGGAAACTAAAGGCCGACAGTGATTTGCAATTCCGCTACCACCTCGCGGAAAAACTTCACATGACAGTCGGCCAAATAAACGAGATGGACATCCGCGAGTTTATGGGGTGGTTAACCTGGCTGGAGATGCAGAGAGAAAATGGCAAAAGACGTTAGCATCTCCCTAGTTGCACAGGACAAGACGGCAAGAGCCTTTGCCTCTGTCCAGCAAAATATCTCCAAGATGGGCAAGGCGTCCATTGCTGTTGGTGCCAGGGTTGCAAAGGCGGGTGCGGCTATGGGTGCGGCTTATGTTGCCGCCCAGATCGCAATGGCTAAAGTCTCGATGCAAAACATTGACGCACTGGCTAAGACCGCCGACAAACTCGGAGTAACCACAGAAGCCCTATCCGGCCTGCGCCACGCTGCGGAATTGTCAGGCATAGAGGCGACCACATTCGATAAAGCCCTGCAAAGTATGGGCGTCCAGATTGCCAATGCCGCACAAGGCAGCGGCGTTGCAAAAGACTCACTGGAACAACTCGGCTTATCTGCCGCCAACCTGACAAAACTGCCGCTTGATCAGCAAATGGCGGTCGTTGCTGACGCCATGCAGGGGTTGGAGAATCACACCGATAAAGTGCGAATTGCTTACGAGCTTTTCGGCGGTCGTGGCACTGCCGTTCTCAATATGATGAAGGACGGCGGCGCTGGGATGAAGGCGATGGCGGCAGAGGCAGAGGCGCTTGGCATCTCTGTAAACCGTGTCGACGCCGCCCAGATCGAGGCAGCAAATGACGCCGTTACCCGCGCCAAGGGCGTCTTCACCGGCTTAAGCAATCAACTGGCAATATCATTCTCGCCCCTAATCCAGCAAGCCGCCAACGACATCAGAGGGGCCGCTCTGGACTCTGCCGATTTCGGCAACACTGGGCAGACGGTTGCCGATAGGTTGGTGAAAGGTTACGCCAAGATGCGCGACGGCGTACAGCAGATTGTCCAGTTCCTTGTGTTTGCCAAAGGGTCAACGCTGGATTTTGCTGCCGCATTCCTTGAGGTTGGCGCTGCCATCAACCGCGTCCTGAGTCCTGTTGACAAGTTGATTGACGCCTATAACGCGCTTGCTGAGTTTCTTGGCAAGGACACGATCAGGAAACAGTCAGAGGTGCTTGATGATTTTGCGGCAGGCCTTCGACAGAATGCCACAGAGACCTTTGCCCTGCTGGACGAGCTTATTGCCAAGCCGCCTGAGAGCGTCGGCATTCTCGAAACATATGAAAAAATCAAAGTCGCAGCGCGAGAGGCGGCAGAGGTTGTTGCCGCCAATGCGCCAGGCTCCAAGGTTGATGCGGGCGCAGACGCTACAGCGGCAAAGCTGAACTCAAGAGATAAATTGATTCAGCAGGGTGCCATGAAGTTGGCCGACTTTGAAAAGAAAACGGCCTTGGAGAAAACCCAGTTCGTTATCGGTCAGGCTGATACCCAGATGGGCGCAATGGCCGCAAACTCCAAGAAAATGTTTGCAGTACAGAAGGCGTTCCAGATAGCGCAGGCGCTGGTCAATACATACGCTGGCGCAACACAAGCCTTGGCAGCATACCCGCCGCCACTCGGCCCAATTATGGCAGGCATGACAGTGGCAGCAGGCTTGGCGCAAGTCGGGCAGATCCGCTCTCAGTCATTCGACGGCGGCGGATTTACAGGTTCTGGGTCTCGATCTGGCGGCGTGGATGGGAAAGGTGGATTCAATGCGATATTACACCCCAACGAATCCGTTATAGACCACACCAAAGGTCAGGGCGCGGGCGGTGTTACAGTGGTCAACAACATTGACGCGACTGGAGCGGGCGCTGATGTCGAGATGAAGATTCGCCGCGCTGTTGAGCAAGCAGGGTCTCAGACCATCGCCACCATTCAAGACTTGATGCGTCGGAGGCGATTCGCGTGACCACATTTACTTTCCCCTCGATTGTGCCCTTCTCAAATTCCATTGAGTTGGTAACGAATACAAAGACGTTCAGATCCCCGCTGACTAACGCTGTTCAGACATCGACCAGAAAAGGGTCTTTATGGCGGGCAAGTCTTAAGTTCAGGAACTTGAGCGGCGCAGAGCGGGCAGAGATGCAGGCATTCCTGGCAAAGCTCAACGGTCAAGAGCATCGGTTTTATTTACAGGATCATTCATTCGTCAGGCGAGGCACAGGCGGCGGCACCATATCCGTCAAGGGCGCAGGCCAGACAGGCTCCACACTGTTGGTTGACGGAGCCAGTTTCTCGGTGACTGACTACTTGAAGGCCGGTGACTACATAGCATTTAACAATGAACTGCACATGGTCACGGCTGACTGTGATTCTGACGGTCTTGGCGAGGTCAGCATTCCCGTTGCGCCGCCAATCCGCAAGCCAACAGTTGACAATGACCTGGTTGATTACAACGTGCCGGTTCTCGGGGTTTTCATGCTGGCATCCTCTACATCATGGTCAACAGATGCCAGTCTGCTGTCGAACTTCACAATCGAAGCTGTCGAGGATGTTCTGGCATGAGTCGCGCATTTGACTCTGGCACCGCAACTGCTCTGGCGCAACAGTCGGTTTCTGTTCTGACGTTCGTTAAGTTGGATTTTGCCAGCGGCGTTGTCCGCTGCCATAACGGACTGGGCACCTACACATGGGGCGGCTTTGACTGGCTCGGTGTTGGCGACTTTGGCGCGGTAAGCCAATTGGAGGAGGGCGCGGATGTTTCTCCATACGGCATCACTCTCAGCCTGTCCGCTCTTGATGCGACAATGGCGGGCGTGGCGCTGACAGAAGATTATTTTCGGCGCGAGGTTGTCATATACCTCGGCGCTCTGTCTGCCGCCGATGTCCTGATAGATGACCCGATCCAAATGTGGGCGGGTTTCATGGATGTCATGAGCCTGACGGCGGGCGCGGAGAGCGACATCATTACGGTTCAATGCGAGTCAGAACTGGTCGCGTTTGACAGATCCAGCAACCTCAAATACACCACTCAAACGCAGCAGAAATATTTCCCTTCCGACATCTTCTTTGATTTCTTGCCGAAGATCGAAGGCGCAAAGATCCAGTGGCGCAGCACAGAATCTGAGTCAATCGCGGGCACCACAGTTATCCGGGGCAATACCAGTGGTGGCGGTGGCGGTATTCATCAATGACGCGTCAGGAAATGGTCACAACGGGCCTCAATGCCTGGCAGCGCAGACAATTTGAGTACGGATCTGCCGATTGCTGCCAGTTTGTCGCGCACATGATCAAAAGCCTTGGCGGGCCTGATTACTCAAAGTTTGTTGAGTACGAGTCAGAGTCAGAGGCTTATGAAATCATTCAGCAGCACGGAAGCCTCAATGAGTTCGTTGGCTCTATTCTTGGCGAACCATCGGCAGACCTGCAAGACGGCGATCCTGTTCTTTGTGTTCTGCCGATTGTTGGTGAGGTCATGGGTGTCAAGTTGCGGGACGGCGTTGTCTGTCTGGTTGAGCGGGGAATGATTCAGTTGTCAAATAAATACACTGTCAGAGGGTGGGCAATATGCCACAGGTAATTGCCTACATTGGGGCTTATGCGCTGGCAACAGTTGGCGTCACAGGCTTTGTGGCCTTTGGAACGGCGTTCGTAGTCGGCTCTGTTGTTCTGATCGGCGCTGGCATATTGGCCGCAAAGACGCTAAACGCCAATTTCGGCCAGGTGGATTCCGACAAGTCTCGGCAATCAACTGTGCGCGGCACCATCGAGCCACAGAAGATTGTTTATGGCGAAGCGTTGGTATCAGGGCCGGTGGTTTTTGTCGGAGTGTCAGGAACAAGGAACGAAGACCTTCATCATGTGGTCGCCCTGGCGGGCCATGAAGTCGAGTCTATAACTGACATTTACCTGGACTCAGAAATCATCGTTGACCCTTTCGGCGCGGTCACAACGGGAACCTTTGGGCCTGTTGGCGGCACCACAATATGCCGCGTTGATAAATACTTGGGCACAGAAGACCAGGCCGCAGACTCCGTGCTGAGTAGCACTTATGGCGGCTATAACAGCAACCATCGCGGGCGTGGTATCGCGTATATTCACACCACGTTCACGCTGACCGATGCCAGCCAGGAGTTGTGGGATAAATACTCGCCAAACAACATCAAGGCGCTGGTGAGGGGCAAAAAGGTTTACGACCCGCGACTGGATGTTACTCCTGGCGCAGATCCGACAAACGCAGCCTACATTGCATATTCTGACAACCCCGCGCTGTGCATTGCTGACTATCTGATAAACACCCGCTTCGGAATGAAGGTATCAGCCGCCAAAATTGTCTGGTCTGAGGTCGTTACTGCCGCCGACATCTGTGACCTGTCGGTAAATGTTCCTGGCGGCACAGAGAAGCGGTTCACGGCCAACGGCGTCCTTTTCGCCACCGACACCCATAAAGACAACATCGCAAAACTGCTGTCAGCAATGAACGGCAAATTGATCTACACCGCCGGTAAATATGTCATTCGTGCCGGTGCTTATGTTGCGCCGACTGAGACCCTTACCGATGACGATCTGACAGGCCCAATTGGAATAAAAACATCCGTCGAGCGATCTGACCGGTTCAACACTGTTGGCGGCGTTTACATCAACCCAGCGGACGGCCACAAGTCGGCAGAATTCCCGCAGGTAACGACTACTGCCGCGCTGTTGCGCGATAACAACGAAGTGCTGGAAAAAGAGATTGAACTGCCTTTCACCAACAGCAGTTACATGGCGCAGCGTATAGCCAACAAAATGGTGCAGATGAGCGACCAACAGAAGATGGTCACTTTCCCTGCCAATCTCGCCGGTTTGCGCGTGGCGGTCGGTGATAGGGTAAATATCAGCGTCAGTGAGCTTGGATGGTCTAACAAGGTATTCCAATGCCTCGGTTGGTCGTTCGGTGATGATGCTGGCGTGACCCTGACATTGATGGAAGATGACGCGGCAAGTTATGCTGACATGGCGGTTGATGCTTATTCGATAATCAGGCCAAACGGCGTCATCGTCAACGGCTTCCCTGGCGTACCAGATCCGCAGAACCTGACCGCAACAGCCTCTATTGGCGGCGTGGAGCTTAACTGGACGAACCCTGGCAATTCGTCCAAGTTCAGTTCTATCATTGTTTACGCGTCACCAACAAGCGCATGGGCGGGCGCTGTTGAGATCGGGCGCGGCCTGGCAACAACCTTTTACCATTCTGCGGCGACTGCGGCAGACCCGATAACCTCTGGCGACACCAGATACTATTGGGTTCAGGCCATCACAAGCGGCGGCGAGTTAAGCGACAGGAACCCTGACAGCGATGTAAGCGACAGATTAGCGACAGCACTAACCAACATTGCTGACTCTGTTGAATGGGTCGATGTTGGCGATGGCGGTGGCTTGCGACCGTCTAACAATGCGACAGTTGGCGCACAGGCATCGGTTGACCTCAAAAACGCGGCTGGCACAGTGCTGGTCGATGCCGACGTTCTGAACAGCGTGGTCATCGAGGACATCACTCAAATCCAACTGGCGGGCACTGGCGAGATACTTGAACTGATCGGCGGCGGCAGTGTTGACCTCCAGCAACTTGGCGACGTTGCGGCATACGCTTACAACGCTGACCAAGTTCTGAATGGTTATATTAATGGACTGAATTCCAGCTTCGGAAATCTTCAGGACACGCTTGGGGATATCACCGCAGGGGTTGCTGATGTTTACGTCCAGGCCACAGCGCCTGTCGCTGGCGTTGGCGGGGTGCCTGACCCGATACCGGTCTATTCCCGCTGGTATGATTCTGACGATTCAAACAGGCCCAACTACTGGAACGGCACCACATGGATCGACCTTAGCGATCCGCGAATTGCCCAGAACAATAACGAAATCGTGGCAAACAATACTGCTATCGGGATAGTCGATGGCAGGCTGACCACCGCAGAGGCTAATGTTGTTATTGAGCGGGGCAGAATAACTGCCGTCATTGATGACCTGGCGATAACTGATGCGGGGTTTTCATCTCTGCTTGGCCGTTACGACTCGTTCGAGCAAGACTACATCGACAACGACATCGAGGGGCTTACACTTGCCCATGTGACGGCCATCGACGGTCTGCTGACCTCGGTGTCAGAGAATGATGGTCTTTTGGAAGTTGCCTCTACTGCCAGGACTGCGCTGGCGGCATCAATCGAGTATTACACTGTATTGGTTGGTTCTGACGGCGATCCGCTGGAGTTTGTTGGCGGCGGCGAGATTGACCTTCAAGGCACCAGCGCGGTTGGTGGGGCAACAGGCACCGCAGTCAGTGTGCTGGACACTCGGGTGGTCGAGACTGAGCGCGGGATCTCTGTGAATTCAAGCAGTATCGTTGTATTGGGTGCTGCCATTGCCGCGACCAACACCAACGTCGCAGGGTCGGCCACAGCCATTGATGACCTGAGTGTTGTGGTGGAATTGCAGGGCGATATTATTACGGCAAAGGCAGAGCAGTTGCTGGAGTTGTCCACAGACGTTGGCGAGAACTTCGCCAGCATCGGCCAGCAGATCGTCACCACAAACGGACTGTCGGCTCAGTACGCCATCAAGATCGACAACAACGGCAGGGCGGCAGGTTTCGGCTTGTCCTCCACTCTGCCGACCGACCTGGCAGACCCTGCGTTTTCTGAGTTCGTCATTATTGCTGACCGCTTTGCGGTGGTTAATCCTGACCTGACCAGTGAAACGCCAATAGTTCCGTTCCAAGTCACCGCTGGCAAAATCTACATGGGGACGGATGTAGTTATTAATGGCGACCTGATCACGGCAGGATCAATCAGCGCGGATTACATAAATATCGACGGGGTAACGCTCGACACCGATGGCTCTGGCAACCTGATCATTGCAGGCAACGGTGTAGGCACAGGGCAAATTGCCCCCAGCGCAGTAACCATTGACGAACTGGCAGACAGCATACAGTCAACAGACTACGTGACCGGCGTTAGCGGGTGGAAGATTACTAAAGATGGCGAGTCTGAGTTCAGCAACGTCACTGTACGGGGCAACGTCGACGCGGGAAGCATTAGCATAAACGGCGATTACCTGAGCGTGGTCGGTGGTGAGTTGACCGTAACAGCAGCGCCAAACACTGAAGTGACCGCCGCATCGGAGAGCAGCGGTTCTGGCACCAGCAGCGTCACAATAAACCGAGTGACAGGTGGTGTCACAACGATTCAGGTGAACGTCAGAATCTTCGAGACAAGGTTCGGCACATATTCAACACCATTCCCTGCAACCCTGACCCTCAAGCGAGGCGCGACAGTCATTGCAACCTACGCGGGAATTCAAGGCGAATGGGAGCCGGGCGACGGAGCGGGCGAACCTGCGGTTGCCGCCGGTAGTTTTGGGGCCACATTCTTTGACGCCGACACAGGCACCGGCAGCACGACCTACAACCTGACCTGCTCGACATCGTCATTTTCAACTACCTTCCAGATAATTGCGAAGTCAACAATACCCTAACGGTGCTATAATGGCGCAAGAGGATTAATCATGGCACAGATAGACACTTTAACAAACGTTGGCGCAGTCGTATCAACTGACCTGGCACTGGTTCTGCGCGGCGGGGCGAACGTCCTCGGCACTCTCGGCAGCATGGTCGGGCAAAACTCGACGGCTGTCACCATTACAGGCGGCACGATAAACGGCACGACTATCGGTGCCACCACCCCTGCGTCGATTGCGGGTACTACGCTGACCACCACAGGAGCCGCCACCTTTAGCTCCACCCTATCAGCCACACAACTGACATCTACATCGTCCAGTGCTTCGCTGCCGGGCTTTGCAGTATCCGCTGGCAACGGCATGTACAACCCAGCTACCAACTCTATTGGCTGGTCTACCGCCAGCACGAACCGCATGACCCTCGACGCCAGCGGCAATTTGTTGGTGGGGACGACGACTGTAATCAGTGGTGCTCACGTTCTAGCGAAGGCGACAAGTGGAACTTATAACACAGTGTTTGCGAGTAGTAGCGCAACGGTACCTTATGGGATAGATATACGGTTCACTGGCACTGCCCCCAACAACGCGACTGAAAGTTTTATGGTCTGCGAAGATACGGTAAACGCTAAGTTTATTATCTACTCTAATGGTAACGCATCAAACCAGACAGGCGCAGCAATCGGAACGATATCGGATGTGCGCCTTAAAGAAAACATTGTCCCCGCGACACCTAAGCTGGCTGATATTCTTGCGGTTGATATCGTTAACTATAACCGAATAGGCTCAGAACAAAAACTATTGGGCGTTAAAGCACATCAGCTACAAGAGATATTTCCATCGCTGGTGGACACACACGACACCCGAAAATATGACGATGACGGTGAGCTAGTATCGGGTTTTGAGGATGAGCTTCATGTAAAGGTGGGTTTTGATTTTGCCACATACACCAAATGCTTTCAGGAACAGCAGGCAATCATCGAGGCGCAAGCATCCGCAATCGACACTCTCACAGCCCGACTAGACGCAGCAGGGTTATGAAATACCCCATCTGGTACACCACCAAAGGTATGACCGGCGGCATCATCGGCTGGCAGAAGTTCTGCGTCATAGCCATCAAGCCAGATTACAAAGGTGACGTTGGTCTGGTTCAGCACGAACTGACGCACGTTAAACAGTGGGCGGTAATGACCCTTGTCACAGGGCTTCTGCTGGCCGCTGTATGGCTTCCGCTGACACCCCTTAGCATTGCCAGTCACAGCCTGCTTTACACGCTGGTACCTGCGTACAAGCTGCGGTGCGAGGTGGCTGCGTTCAAGGAGCAGTTGCGGCATTACCCAGATGATCGGGCACTGTTGTTTGCTGGTTTCATTGCCAGAAACTACCGGCTAAACATTACGCACGAACAGGCATTGGAGGCACTGAAATGATTAGAAGACCTATAAAACGCCCGATAGTCAGCGACTTCAAGGGTTCAGTGCGCGACGATGCAAGCACCTGGCTGGTCGACCTGAACCAGACAGGCATCACCACCTCAGCCGGCGCAGTAACCCGCTGGCGTAACATGGCTAACCGTAATCAGGCAGCATACTTCAATGGCACAGATGCCTATGTGAGTACACCTGACAGTGGTGCCTTGGCGTTGA